GAGAATGGCAGGAGACAAGGCTGAGAACTCCAGAGCAATGAAGTTCGTTGATAGCTTTCTGGGAACAAAGATAGGATTTGCTTCGATGTTCATTGATGAGATGGTCCAAGAAGTAAATCTTTCTCGCAAGCAGAATGTGAAAAAGGACCAATTTGTGTTAAAAGAGCTGAAAAGTTTCGAAGCCATGATCTTAATAAAACCAACTAATTCAAAGAGGCAAATTTACTTCTCCATATTAATTCCTAAGACTTCCTTGATAGAAGTTCTGGATAATAGTGTCTGTAGAGATTTAATAGATATTGGGACCTGTTTTTGTACAGAATTCATCTCACTTGACAAGCACCGCTGCAGCAATTTGTTGTACTTGCCTTCAAAGCTGGCTCTAAACTACGCAATGTGGTGTAATTCTGCTGGCTTACTTCCACACGATCAAATAATATCACCAATTCAAAATGATTTTATAATGACCCACTTTTTGATGTACTTCTTAGGGAAAATGGAAGATAAGGAAGAGACAAGCTCGGATATGCTGAAAGCTAGATATGCTTATAATGAGGCAATATCCCTAAGAGGAAGAATCTGGCCACTTAAAATTATACCAAAGTTAAGTGACATGCCCCGGAGCAGACTGCATCTCTACTACATGAAAAGACTTGTGGAGACCATGACGTTCTTCAAGCTGCAGCCCCCCATATTGAGTAATTATGCTGAAAGGAATGATAGCTGTCTGACAGGGTGTTACTCTTGGATAGGTAGGGGCATAAAATTGACGACCTTGCAGCAGATGCTTAATGTTTGTTATATTGGAGTGTTTCACAACAAAGATGAAGGAGATGAAAACCACGGCTATTTCAAAATTTTCCAGAAAGTTGTAGACGAGGAGCTGAAAATGAAAGACGCAAGACCTGAAAACATGGGTTATAATAGTCCAAAGATATCTGAACTTCGTGATCATGAATTCAACAAGAATTTCATATGTCTGATCGGAGATTCAATAAAGAAGGTGATCGAAAAAGAGAAAGGGAGTGTTGAGGGGTTCTTTAATGAAGAATTTGCAATTGAGCTCTTTAATGAACAGCTTTCAGATAAGGCAACGATGAAGGCATCTGCAGTGGACATAAAAGATGAGACTCATGATGAAATGGCTGCTAAGAAGCCTCACCTTAGAAACCAGAGGACCAAGTGCATAAAAAATGCTCTCAAGCTTGTTGAAGAGGAGGAGGCATCAGGACCAAATTACATGCTCTTTATGCACATTTTAATCCAGAGCAAGACAGATCAGAGCATAAAAGCCAATTTATTTAAGAAACTTCAATTAGGAGGGGTAAGAGAGATCTTTGTGCTTGAATTTGTGGACAGACTGATAATTTCCTTTTTAGAGTTTGTCTCTAGGAAGGTCAGCGAATTGCTCCCCTGTGAGATGCAAACACACCCGAATGACAAGCTGAAGAGAACAGAAGATCATTGGAAAGCGGTCTTCAAGGAGATTCAGATTGATAAGAAGACTCGACTAGCAGATCAAGAGCATGTAATGGTAACAAATTCAGACGATGCAACTACTTG